TTCAATGCATGTAGATTAGCATGTGAATTATATCCTGACGATGAAATTTACATGATTGGTTTCGATATTTTTGGTAAGAGAAATAATATGTACGATGGAACACATGGATATCACGACCCAGAAAAAGAACATTATGAAGAACGAGGTTGGGTTGTTATTTTTAATCAATTACCATCATTATATCCGAACATAAATATAAGAAGAGTTATTGATTATGGTCCAAAACTTGATAACATAGAAAGCATTAGTTACGAAGAATTATGTCAACAATCTCATCTCAACCTGAAAACTTTAATTACTTCAGCCCAGTAGGGTTTAAGTTTGAGGTTGATAAATTACCAAACGTTAATTTTTTCTGTCAATCCGCAACATTACCTGGTGTAACATTAGGTGAAGCGACTCAAACAAACCCTTTCAGAGACATTCCCACACCAGGTGATAAAATACTGTTTGAGGAACTTACAATACGTTTTATTGTAGATGAAGAGTTAAAAAATTGGCTAGAAATGAAAGATTGGATTTTTGGATTAGGTTACCCTAATAGTCAAGAAGAATATGGTGCATTGGCAAATGAAAACAAAGGTCTAAAGCCTTTTGGTGATAGATATTCTGATGGAACTTTAATGATATTGACAAGTCATAAAAATGCACAAATTAAAGTGACATTTCAGAATTTATGGCCTGTAACATTATCTGGTATACAGTTAGATTCTTCAGTAGCAGAAGTTGATTATGTTACCGCAGATGCCACTTTTGCATACACAATATATAAAGTAGAACGATTGATTGGAGAACATTAATTATGAGGTTTAATGAAATTAGAAGAAATACAAGAATCATGGTCCAGTGATAGTCAAATTGATGATACAGAATTAGATAATGAATCTCTAAAAATTCCTGAATTACATCACAAATATTTTAGAATATTTTCAGACGAAAAACTCAAACTTGTAAGGATGTATTCTAAACAAAAAGAGTTACGCAGACTGAAATGGTTATATTATACAGGAAAACTTGATCAAGACACATTAGAAAATTTAGAATGGCATGTATTTGATCTCGATATAAAAAAGAATCGAAGTGATTTAGAGATGTTCATAGAATCTGATAAAGATGTTTTAGAGTTGACCGAAAAAATATCTTATCAAAAAGAAAAAATAGAATTTTTAGAATCAATAATTAAATCACTTAACACACGAGGTTTTCAGATTAAAAATGCAATTGAGTGGAAACGTTTTACAATGGGGACATAATGTATGATTTATTAGTAATCACAAATTGTCATTTAGATCCTAGAGATGGTGGGTCTATGGGCGGCACAGAAAGACAAATCATAAGCGTGGCAGAAGCATTAACGAGAGAGGGTTTGGAAGTTGGATTAGTTCATTCTATAACTGATGGAACAGATAAGGTAATCAATAATGTAAAACATCTTAACGTACACAGACATTATTACGATTACTCAAAAGTAAGATTAATGGTCAATCATTTTGGATATTCTGGAAATTTTCATGGAGGATATCAAATGAATAATGTTCATGTTCCTCCTTTATCACCAATAGAGGCAAATTGTGCAGATAAAACATATTGTTGGTTTCATAATTGGTTTCATTTAACACACAATGATTATCCTAGAATTTTCAACTCTAAAGCGGTACAAAATTACGTATATAAAGATAATCCGTTTAGTCATAGAATTGAAAAATTAAAAGACGATAGAGTAATATATTACATGATTCCTAAAGGTCTTGTAGTACAACCTCAAGAAAGAAGAGAAGATTATTTGTTTTGGATGAGTGCTTTTGGTAAGGGTATGAAAGAAGCGGTGATGATGTATATCTCTCTATATGAAAGAGCCTTGACAAGAAGACCATTTCATATAGCCATACCTCCACAACGGTCAAGAAAAGATGTTGAAATTTGTGAGCAGATGTTAGTGGATGTGAATAAAAATGGTTATCCAATAAGATTTTTTGGCGAATTACCTTATGAAAAAGCATTGACAAAGTTAAGCAAAGCCGCCTGTCTTTTTCGACCTGGATTACCTCAAGAAACATTTGGACTTGTATATTTGGAAGCAAATCAATTAGGTGTTCCTGTTCTTACGTATAAAGGAGATGCAGGAGAAGAAATTTTGCACGACAAACATAATATGTTAATTGACAAACATAATACATTACAAGATGTAGCAAATTGGATGATTGATATAGATCAACAAAAAACATCAGTGGATATGAGTAAATTTGATCCTAAAAAAATAACAAAAGACTGGATAAAATTAATTGAAAACGCCAAATGAATATGCTGAAACTGGAGGTTATATTACAATTCCAGTTGTTCAGGCCAAAAGATGGAATGTCATCACAGGATATATTAAATGTTTTAATTTTCAGATAGGCGCAGAATTAGGTGTGGCTGATGCGGTAAATTATACACATTTAATGAAATTAAATCCTACGCTAAGATTGTATGGTATCGATAGTTATGAAGAAGAAGGTAATGAATTGGAAACATATAAAGGAGGATTATATGCTGATGGACAAAACAACAGAAAAACCAATGCAGAAAAATTACCTTCAATATATCCAGAAAGATCTAGAATAATAGTAAAAAGAACAGATGAGGCACATAAAGATATACCTGATGGTCATCTCGATTTTGTTTTTATAGATGCCGATCATACATATGAAGGAGTTAAAAGAGATATTGAATTATGGGAACCAAAAGTGCATGAAAATGGGTTAATTATTGGACATGATCTAAATTGGGGAGGTGTTGCCAGAGCAGTAGGAGAAAAATTTTCTAATTTTTGGATATCTGCTGATAATGTTTGGGCGTCCCCTAAGTATTGGTATAATGCTATACGAACATGATACATTATTGATTGATAAAAAGAATGAAGTGTTCATGACGGTGCAAGCCGAACCTGGACTCGCAAGAGAATTGAGTGATTTTTTCACATTCTTTGTTCCAGGATATCGTTTTATGCCATCATATCGAAACAAGATATGGGATGGTAAGATAAGACTTTACAATCTACAAAACAAGTATCTATACAGTGGTCTCATAGATTATGTTGAGAAGTTTGCTTCAGAACGTGAATATAAAATAGACTACAAAACAAATCCAAAAAACGTAAATGGTTATAATGAGAATGACTATGAAAGACTTGTGCGTTCTCTTAATCTTGAAATAGAACCACGAGATTATCAGAAAGATGCATTTTTACATTCAATCAACAATGAACGTGTATTACTACTCTCACCGACCGCATCAGGTAAATCACTTATTATATATTTGTTGCTACGGCACTATCAAATGAGATTGACAAACTTCAAGGCAATTGTTATAGTACCTACTACATCTCTCGTGGCACAAATGAATTCAGATTTTGCAGACTATGCAAAGAAAGATCGTTGGCAAGTCGCAGAGAATACACACATGATTTATTCTGGTCATGACAAAGTATCTGACAAACCTATATTCATATCAACTTGGCAATCACTCTACAAAATGCCACTCAATTATTTTTCAGACTTTGATGTAATTATAGGCGATGAAGCACATCAGTTCAAGGCAAAATCTCTGACTGCAATTATGGAGAAGACAGTTAATACCAGATATCGTTTTGGTACAACTGGAACGCTTGACGGCACACAAACACACCGCCTTGCGTTGGAAGGATTGTTTGGACCTGTTTATAAAGTCACAACAACAAAGAAACTGATTGACAACAAGACACTATCACAGTTTGAGATCAAAGCATTAGTCTTGCAGTATTCAGATGAGATATGTAAATCACTTAAAGGTGCAAATTATCAAGAAGAAATAGATTTTCTTGTATCGAATGAAAAGAGAAATAAATTTATAACTAATCTAGCACTGAGTCTAAATACTAATACGTTGATATTATTTCAACTGGTTGAGAGACACGGTAGAATTTTATATGATTTGATAAAGGATAAAGCAAATGAACGACCAGTCTTTTTCGTCTATGGAGGAACCGACACAAACGACCGAGAACAAATTCGAGGAATCGTTGAGTCCGAGTCAAATGCCATCATCGTTGCGAGTTACGGCACTTTTTCTACTGGCATCAATATCACTAATCTTCATAATGTCATTTTTGCTTCCCCATCTAAATCTCGTATAAGAAATCTACAAAGTATAGGAAGAGGTCTAAGAAATCATGAACAAAAAGATGTTGCGATATTATACGATGTTGCCGATGATCTATCTTACAAGTCTCATAAAAACTACACTCTTAACCATTTCATTGAACGTATTAAAATATACAATGAAGAACAATTTGAGTATAAAATCCTTACAATTCCTATCGGAGAATGATATGTCTACGTATAAATATATTCATCTTACAAATGGTGATCACATCTTTACAGAATTGCATTTTCCAAAAGAAAAGACAGGATTTTTCAAGTTAAAAAAACCATTAAAACTCACAATGAAAGAAGACGAAAATCACGTACACTTTGGGTTCATGCCGTGGATACCGTTCTCTGATGATGAAGAAGTGCCATTACAAGCAAAATCAGTAATTACAATGGCGAATCTTAGCGATGAGTATAAAGAGATGTACAAGAAAG